TTAGACAGAAAAGGAGATAAAAATGTCTGATGAAATAACTAAAGAAGAAATCGCACAACACTACACAGCGATGGGTCACTCTGTTGATCTGCTAGATGCAGGGAAACCAGATGACATGGAGGATGCCGATTGGACTGACACAGTGTCACGAAATGTCGAGCATCTGCAACTCATGGTAGCCAAGGACTTCTGGACTTCAGAAGACATGACTGCCGCAAACGCTGCGATTGCAGCAAATACTTAACCAAGGAAGGAGACTTGCAATGGCAAAAAAAGAAAAGAACACCATTACAGTCAATGAAAAAGAGTACGAATTAGAGAGCTTTTCGGATACGCAAAAGGCATATCTTAACCACATACAAGACCTAGATAGAAAGTTGAGCAACGCGCAATTCAATCTTGACCAGCTTTCATTTGGCAGGGAAGCTTTCGTGCAAAGACTTGCAGAATCTTTAGAAACGCCACCAGCAGAAGAAATAGCGGCTGAGTAACTCACACACATATCACGCATTTGCCCAGCCAGTTGCGCTGGGCTTTTGCATATTTACAGCAATGTGTTATATTGCAGGCAACGCGATTACAAAGGTGCGCTTATGGCTTTGATTGATCTTAACATCCCTGCTGGAATTTATCGTAATGGCACTGATTTACAAAGCAGGGGGCGCTGGCGTGATGCAAACCTTGTGCGCTGGCATGACGGAGTTATGCGCCCGATTGGTGGCTGGCGAAGCAGATCAAGTACAGCAGGCAATGCCTCAATGCGTGGTATGCTTAGTTGGATCACAAATGCAGGTGATCGTTACATTGCAGCAGGTTCTTACAATAAGCTTTACGTCTGGACAGAAGCAGGCGTGCGACATGATATTACCCCTGTTGGGCTAACGGCAGGCAGGGAAGACGCTAACGCCTTTACTGGGTATGGCGGTAGTTTTTATGGCAGCTACGCTTATGGCGTTGCGCGGCCCGACTTTGCAAAGATTGACCCAGCTACAACGTGGAACCTGCAGCCGTTTGGCGAGTTTTTGCTTGCTAACAATTCAGATGATGGCAAGGTTTATGAGTGGCAGATTAACACAAGTAACCCTGCAGCTTTGCTTAGTAACGCACCAACAAGCAATAAAGGCATTGTTGTAACTGAGGAAAGATTTCTTATGTGCCTTGGTGCAGGTGGTAATCCTCGCAAAGTGCAGTGGTCTGATCGTGAGAATAATAATCTATGGGCAGCAGCATCTACAAATGAGGCAGGTGATCTTGAGCTACAGACTTCTGGCGAGCTTATGACAGGCCATACAGTCAAAGGCCAAACCTTGCTACTTACAACAAGAGATGCTCATGTCGCAAATTATGTCGGCCCACCATATGTATATGGCATTGAGCGTGTAGGCACATCATGCGGTATTGCAGCGCAACAAGCATGTGCCGTGGTTGATATTGGCGCTATGTGGATGGGCGTAAACTCATTCTACATATATGGCGGTGGTGGTGTTCAAGAAATACCATGCGATGTTTCTGATTATGTTTTTAACGATATAAACCGTGCTCAAGTCAGCAAGGTGTTTGCCATGTCAAACTCTATGTTTGGTGAGGTTTGGTGGTTTTACCCTAGTGGCGGCAATACAGAGAATGATCGTTATGTGGCCTATAATTATATAGAGAACACATGGCACATAGGTGAGATCAATCGCACTGCAGGGTTTGATCGTGGCGTGTTTAGGCAACCTTTAATGTTTGATGCAGATGACTATAAGTTATATGAGCATGAGGTTGGTTTAGATTATGGTTCACTTACACCATTTGCGGAAACTGGTCCTATTTATTTCGCAACAGGAGATCAGGTAGCAAGTATTGTTGAGATGCTTCCAGATGAGAAAACTCAGGGCGATGTAAATGCAACATTTAAAACGCGCTTTTATCCAAACGGAACAGAGCGCAGTCATGGCCCATTTAGCATGAGCAACCCCACAAGCTTAAGATTTACGGGTAGGCAGTTTAGAATGCGTGTCGAGGGGCAGCGCTTTACTGATTGGCGTGTAGGCATTAACAGGCTTGACGCAGTTGCAGGTGGGCGTAGATGACACAACAGCAACGCGCACCAGAGCCAAAAGGCAATGATTGGCAGGCTTGGGGTAGGCGCTTGATGATATTTCTGGGTCAAACCAGATCAGCGCTTGTTCAGCAAACGGGAGAGGAAACGGCTGCTGAAGAAGGTATTATGATGTGGGATAGGACCGAAGCCTATCCAGTAGTAAGCAAATCAAATGAGTTTCGCCAGATTGTGCTAGAAGGTGGTCACGTTAAGTTGATGCGTACAACTGCCCAGACCGCTGCATCTGCAGATACTGCTTATAGCATTACATATGATGCCCCAACAAATGCATATAAAATAAACAGAGATGCTAGTAATAACGAGCGCATTGTGTTTGAGGAAGCTGGCGAATATTTGCTTAGCTTTACTGCAGAGATAACGAGCTCAAGCGCAAGCAGTGTAAAGTTTTACTTTTGGCCTGCGAAGAATGGCACAAACATAGCCAACATGACTGTGGTTAAGACAATACACAATAATGGCGGCACAATGCTTGCGTCTAGAGCATTTCTTCTTGAGCTTGCAGCGAATGACTATATTGAGATGAAATGGGCAGTAGATAGCACAAATGGTAGTTTGGGTGTAACAGCCGCAACATCCTTTAGCCCAGCATCACCCTCATCCACTTTAGCTATAACGAGAATACATGCATGAATGATATGTCACAAATAAGCGAGATAGACAGATGCCAGCCTTGGATAGAGGCAGCGCTTGAATATTCTGGTGGTACGCATAGCCTTTCTGATGTGATTAATGGTATCACTTCTGGCAAGATGCAGTTATGGCCTTCTCCAAAGGGGTGCATAGTGACAGAAATTGTGGTATATCCTAGAAAAAAGATGTTAAATGTGTTTTTAGGTGGTGGTGAAATGGAACAGCTTTTGGATATGCACAAAGATGTGATAGCATGGTCAAAAGCACAAGGATGCGAAGCTATAACGATAACAGGGCGTTTTGGATGGAAAAAACCTTTAACAAAACACGGTTGGAAGCCAATGCACGCATCATTTATTAAGGAGATTGAGTAATGTCAGGCGGTAAAGGTGGATCAACAACTTCAACAGTTGAAGTACCTCAGTACATAGAAGACGCTGCAAAGCGCAATCTTTTAAGGGCGCAAGACATTAGCCAGATAGGGTATACACCTTATTACGGCCCAGATGTTGCAGCGTTTACACCTATGCAAGAAGCATCATTTGCTGGAACTCAGGAGTTAGCCAGCGCTTTTGGAGCACCTACTGCTCAAGGTAGTATTACTGGTATGCCAGAGGCACAAACATTTGCAGGTGGCATAAGAGGTTATTCATCTGCACCTTTGTTTGAGGAGTCGGTAGATGAGTTTGGCAGACGCAGACCAGCGCAAAAAGCATTTATTGATAGAATGTTTATTGATCCATTTACAGGTGAGTACACACCGATTAGCCCAGATGAACCCGTAGATGTTCCCGTAGATACTATTGGAGGCGGTGGTGGTACTGGAGGCGGCACTGGCGGTGGTGGTGGAAACGGTGGTGGTTTCGGAGGCGGCGGAGGCGGCGGAGGCGGCGGCGGAGGCGGAGGCGTCAACGGTGGCGGTGGGTCTCTCACGTCGGTCACAGATGATACAGGTGTAAATATAGTAAATGTCGGTGGCGAACCTATCGTAGTTGGCGGCACACCTTTTGATAATGTTTCTGCCCCTGTTGATACTTTAACAGATCAAGAAATAAGAAACCTTGCTGATCTTGGTTTGGCTGGCACTGTAGACTTTGGCTTGAAAGGTGGAACAACTTTTATACCTACTGGCTCTGACATGAGTGAGACAGACGCATTACGTGAGCGCATTGGTGGCGTGATGGATATTGCCACAGAGCGAGATCGTGAAAGAACAGAAGCGATATTAAACGAAGCTGAAGCTACAGGCGCAAGCGTAGCAGACATAGCGCAAGGCATAGAGGCAACGCGAGATAGGCGATTTGGGACAACTGCAACAGGTACTGCAACTCAGTTGGCAGGTATGCAGGTAGCAGATGCATATGATCCCAGAGCAGCTTCTTTTGGTCAGCCTACTGTAGCAGGGCAAGATTATAGCTTTACAGATGACTTAACGCGCAGCTTAACTGACCCTAACTATGATCCAGAAGGAACTGTGCTTAGTCGTGCGTTAGGCGGTGTATTTGGCGCTACCACTCCAGAAACTGAAGCAAGACTCGCAAATGAAATAGCGGCAAGGCAAGTAGCCACCCAAAACGCAGCAGAAAGAAGGGAAAGTGAGTTGGCAGGCTTAATATCAACAGTCGGCGGGCAGGAGCTCCTAGACACTGGAGCGCAACTAGCTGGTGATCAAACAATGGCGCTAGAAAGACAGTTTGGTACACTCACCACTTCAGAGGTGGTAGATCAGGCTAATTTGGAGCAGAAAAGCATACCCCTTCAAAAAGAAGGCATGAAAGCCACGCGCAAGGTTTTAGACAAAGCGGCGCAAGAAGGTAACTTGGGTGCTTACGTGGATAGCTTTTTAGACAAGTATTCTAACCTTGAACGGTTTCAAGAAAT